AGAAAATAGGTCGTGAAATAGATTATCCCTCTAGTGCCGATATTATTATAGAGAATTTTATAAATACAACATATACATATTTTCCAGTAGCAGAGCGTATGTGCAGACAATGGCTACAAAATAGCTTAAAGAAGAACGGGAAAATAGCAACAGCGGAAGCGTTAGAATCTGTTCCGTGGCTAACTATCCATGAAAGTTATGACGCAGAAAAAACTGGCGGACAGTCTATTGTACCTGAGTTTTTATCTGAATTATCAGATAACTTAGGTCTATCACGTGAACAGCAAAAAGAATTCTTAGATTCATTCGACTATGAAAACGGCTGGGGTGAATATTAAATGTTTCACGTGAAACATTGAAAGAGGTTTCACAATGTCAAAAAAATCATTGAAAAAACCTGTGATAATAGCAGCAGACTTTGAGACTACTGTATATCCCGGGCAGACTTCGACAGAGGTTTGGAGTGCTGCATGGATAGAATTATTTACAGAACAACCGCACTTGCGGGGTAACATAGAAGATTTTTTGAACGATATTTTTAACTTGAACAAAAACGTTTTGTGCTATTTTCATAACTTACGTTTTGATGGCGCTTTTATTGTGTATTGGCTATTAAAGAACGGCTATACATGGAACAATGCACGAAATAAAGATATGAACGCTAGGGAATTTAAAGCGTTAATATCAGATACAAATAAATGGTATACCGTCACAGTCAAACCAAAATTTGATACAGTGATCGAGTTTCGGGACAGCGTGAAACTGATGCCTATGACACTAGCTCAAATTGGTTCGGCATTTAATACGCAGCATAGGAAGTTGGAAATGGAATACGTAGGATTGCGTCACGCAAACTGTGAAATAACACCGGAAGAATATGCTTACATTATTAACGATATCTATGTATTAAAGGAAGCACTGGAAGTTATGATAAAAAGCGGGCATGACAAATTAACGATCGGGTCTTGTTGTATGGATGAATTTAAAAATAAATTTGATGCAATGGACTTCAGTGCAGCTTTTCCGAATTTAAAAGACATATCGTTGATAAAATATGAGCGTGGCAGTGATAACGTGGATGAGTATATACGAAAAGCGTATAAAGGAGGTTATTGCTATTACAAATACAAACAAAGAAAACATATTACGCATAAGGGCATGACTTTTGATGTTAATTCTTTATATTCTAGTGTTATGCACAGTAAAAGTGGTAACTATTATCCAACAGGGAAACCGATATTTTTTGAAAAACAAATCCCTTATAAATGTTTAGAAACGTGTATATATCCGTTTTATGTTAGATTACGATGTCGTTTTAAGCTAAAAGATGGTTTTTTGCCTACTGTACAGATTAAAGGAGACTATCGGTATAACTCTACACAATGGTTGGAAACGTCTGATATTTATTATCGCGGGAAATATTATAGATATTTTACAAATAAAGACGGTCAAAAAGAGGAAGCAAAGCCAGAACTAACTCTTTTTATGACAGACTATCTTCTTTTATTAGAACATTATGAAGTGTACGACTTAGAGATTCTAGACGGGTGTTATTTTCACGGTGCGTTAGGTCTTTTTGACACTTATATCGATCATTATATGAAAATAAAAATGACAACAAAAGACAAGGGAGAGCGAACAGAAGCAAAATTATTTCTGAATAACTTATACGGTCGACTTGCCATTAACGACAATAGTTCTTATCGAGAGCCATTTATCGACCATGAAACCGATTCTATAGGATTCGAATTGCATCCGGAGCATGAAAAAGACACGTTATACATTGCAGCGGGCGCAGCCGTGACAGCATACGCGCGATATTTTACCATAACGCACGCGCAGGCTAACTATGAAAATTTTGTTTACAGTGACACGGACTCTATCCATATGCTGGACGATGGGAAACCAGTGAAATTGATAAAAGAACACGCTACAGAGCTATTGCACTGGAAGCGAGAAAGTGACTGGACCAGTGCAATATTTATAAGACAAAAGACCTATGCAGAGTTTGTGCAAAAAGAGGACGGAAAAAAAGTGCCAGGTCACTGGGAGATCAAGTGCGCAGGGATGCCAGAAAAGTCAAAAAAATTATTTTTGGCAAGTCACCCAATAACGGATTTTAAGATCGGCTTGAAAGTGGGCGGAAAATTAAAACCGAAATACATTAGTGGCGGAATGGTATTAGTGGAAGATTTTTATACTTTACGCGCAAAAAGATGTTGACACTTTAAAAAGGTTTGTGCTATTATAATAATGTAATAAAAAAATAAAACACAAAAAAGGAGTAGTTAAAAAATGAGAAAAGGATACGGAGACGCAAGGACACGGTTTTTCACAAGAACTGTTACAACTACCGTTATAAAGGTAGCACGGTTCGCAGATGGGCAGGTAACAGCCTTTCCTGACATCATTGTTCCAGTTAGAGTAACCTCTAATACGGCAATTACGCGGGAAATTAACAAAGCATATCCCGATGAAAAAGGACTTTTCTGTGTGAATACTGAATACAGAGAAGAATTAAGACGGTTGAGTGTCGAGGATTTTTTAAAGTATTCCACAGTTGTAACAGTTGACGAAGCAGAAAAAGCAGAATAAAAAAGGAGATTTATTATGATTAACACCGTAACAGACAAGAAATTATTATACAGCCTTTCCCAGAACAGCGAGGGTTTAACAGATCACGTAGGGGAAGATATGGTGGTAGTTGGCGTTGCACAGTGGGAAACCACTAGAAAGTCAACAGGTGATGCTTGTGTGTGCACCGGGTTCGTACTACAGGACGGGCGCTGCATTACAACCCTCTCCCCAACAGTAGCAGATTGTATTCAGACCCTTGAGCAGTTTGTCGGAGCGCCGACAGCCGATAATCCGCTTACACTGCGGGCGGAATACCGGAAGTCCAACAATAAAAATGAATTTTTAACGCTTGTTCTTGTTTGACAGGGCAGCATAAAAAGAGGAACAATTGTTCCTCTTTTTTATTTGGAAAGGGGTAGCATGGAAAAGCATTATAGGCTAGACAACATTTTAAAAACGAAAGACTTAGACGGGAATACACCCGATATTTTTATTATAACTGGCTCAAAGGGTGGCGGAAAATCTTTTGCTGTGAAAGAATATTTAATCAATGAATTTTTGCATAAAAGTAAAAAATTTATCTGTCTAGTTCGAAAAAAAGATGAATTGAACAGTTATATACCCGCGTTTTGGGCAGATGTAAAAAATAAATTTCCAAACACTGATTTATATTCAGTGTCTAGCGGTTCGGGTAAATTCGCAGAAGTTTTTATAAAAACGGAAACTTTTGAAATTTCTTGTGGGTACGTTATCGCCATGAGTATGGTCGATAAAGTGAAACGAATATCTACGTTTTTTAACGATGCAGACAATATTTTTCTTGACGAGTTCCAAAGTGAAACGGGCGACTATTGCACGGACGAGATAACGAAGTTTTTTGCAATCAATGACGCAGTTGGAAGAGGTTTTGAACAATTAACCAGAAAACTTACCTATTTTTTAGTTAGTAACATGGCGTCTTTATTGAATCCGTATTTTGTCGCTTTAGGGATTCATAAACGCTGGCAATCCGGTATCCACTTTATGCGCGGGCACGGTTGGGTGATGGAAGTTTATAGAAATAAATACGTAGCAGAGGAAAAACAGAAAAGTGGCTTTTATCGCGCGTTTTCCGATGCTTCCTATTTTAACTATAGTATCGACAATATCTTTTTGCTGGACAATGTGCAATTTATTGCAAAGCAGAATCTTGCGGGTGCAAGGTATTTAATGACAATAAAACACAATGGTATTTTTTATGGATTGTGGGTGCTACAAAATGGGAGATATTATATATCGTTAAAAGCAGACAGAAATTTTCATCGACTTTTTGCAATATCCACAAAAGATCATGACGAGAACACCTGCCTAACAGGTGCAATATCCGCGCAAGTGTCGATGTGTAGAAAGCAATTCAATGCCGGAAATTTTCGTTTTGAATCACAGGAATGCAAAAATATTGGAATGGATTTTTTGGGAATTAGGGCTTGACATCGGTACAAAAAGGAAGATATAATAAAACCATAGAGGGAGAACTTACAGTACAGACAAGATTCCCCCGTGTGAAACGGCTTGTCTGTATGGCGTATAGGGATGTGCGCGTGTTTTCCCTTACTTATTAACTTAGCCGAACACGGGAGAAAGGAAATAATGAAACGGGATGATTTAATTTCGAAAGCGCGATTGATCGCGCGAATTGATGCACCGGAAGAGGGTGCGCTGGATGAATCCGCGATTTTAAATTTAATTGTGGAAATTGCAGACGAAAACGACCGTCTGGAAACAGAAGTAGCGGACGTTAGAAAACAGTATGCAGACGCTTTTCTGTCTGGCACGAAAACCGAAAACAAAGAAGAAGTGGAGGAAAAAGAGGAAATCAAAATAGGAGATTTTCTTGACCTATAAAAAGGAGGTAAAAAAATGGCAGTAAAGGGAGTTTTGAAAAATGTACCTTTAGCGTTACAGAGTTTTAAAGAAAGTTTGAAAGGTACAGAATGGGAAGGCTTACTTCCAGAAGTTACGAACTCAAACATCAAAGAATTCGGTCAGATTATGATGCAGTATCAACCCATTATGAATCGGTTTATGAACCAGCTCGTTAACGTGTGGGCACTGCAGAAGATCGACAAAATGTATTTCACTAGCCCGTTCGCGTTCGCAAAAAGGGGTATGCTGGATTATGGTGAGACGATCGAATCCGTATGGGTAAAGATCGCAGCTGCGCACTCTTTCTGTTCGGATACCGACCCGTGGGCGATGTTAAAGCAGGAAAAGCCCGATATCGCGGTTGCTTTTATGAACCGAAACCGGGAAGAGTTTTTTAAGAAAACTGTGAACCGCGAAATGTTGCGGAGTGCGTTTTACAGCGAGCAGTCGCTGGGAAACTTTGTTGACCGTGTGATCGATTCCATGTATACAGGGAACGAAGTATCAGAAATGCTTTACGCAATGGGTGCAATCGTATCCGCGCTTGATAACGGTTTTGTTAAGCTTGTGCACACAGTGGATCCTGTTGACGCGGACACCGCACAGGACTTTTTAACCACAATGCGTGTCGTGTCTAATAACTTACTTTTTCCCTCGGAAAATTACAACGCTGCAGGGGTTTTAAATACAACTGCTAGGGAAAGCCAGCGAGTATTTATCACACCAAAGGCGGACGCTGTTACTTCTGTACGGGCACTTGCGTATGCGTTTCACATGGACGAAGCGCAGATTTTAGGCAGAATCACCGTAATTCCAGAAATTCCAGGACATCCGGAAATTTTGGCAATTGTTGCGGATGATGAATGGCTGAATATCTACGATCAGCTGTTTGAAACGTCTGATTTTTTCAACAGTGAAAAGCTCTACTGGAATTACTGGCTGCATGTATGGCAGATTTACTTTACCAGTCCTTTCCATAACGCGGTAGCCCTTACTACAGATCAGGTGCAGAACTACACAGCTGTGGCAATCACCGGGGAAGCGTCGATCGCAAAAGGCGCACAGAGTAAATATACAGCAGCAACCACACCTGTAAACGGCGGAGTTATCTTCTCGTTAGAGGGAGCGGAAGCCACCAGCACAAGGATTGTCGCAAGTGATAGCAAGAGCGCAACAATCGAAGTGAGTCCGAATGAAACATCTAAGTCGTTGACACTGAAAGCAGTTGTTGCAGGACAGACAAGTGTACAGACAACAAAAGCTGTGACGATAACAGGCTAAAGATTTTTATAAAAGGGAACGGAAACGTTCCCTTTTTTCAAAAAAAGGAGGTTTAAAAGGTGGCGCTAGAAACAGTATACGCAATGCAAGCAAACGAACTGATGATATGCGCAGACGTTCCGCTTGATGCTTCACAGGTTCGGCAGTTATCTTTTGCGGATAAGAACGAGCAATATAATTATTTCCGTTCAAAAGCAATCCGTGTTTTCACAGATTTTAAATATATCAGGGAGCATCGTGGCGTAAAAGTCCCAGTTAATGCGGAGGAAATAGGTAACGCGTGTTATCTATGTTTTAAAAATCAGGCAAGCGGAAAATGGTATTATGCTTTTGTAACACAGGTTATTTATATCAACCCAGAAACGTCGTTATTGAATTTTGAGATAGACGTTTATCAGACGTTCCTTTTTGATATGGTTATAAGGGACTGTGACATCAGCCGGGAACATGTTGCGAATGATGACTTTAAAACAAACACGGTGCAAGAGCCCGTTGACGTGGGAGATTATGTTATCGCGCATGAAGAAACGTTTGATCTGGATAAACTTGATGAAGATACAGACTATCAGTTTGTTATTATTTCTGCAATAGACATTCTGGCAGACCCGGGAACTTTGGAAGAGCCAAACGTTATCGGAGCAAAAGGCGGAATGTATGCTGGTTTGCCGTCCGGTGCTAGAGCGTACTTAGTAAGCCCTAGACGGGGAACTAGTTCCATTTCATCCGTAATGGATTCACTCTCATCGTTTCCGTGGGTGTCGCAGAGCATAATGGCAATTTACGCCGTGACATCTTATAATATAGGTGGAGCAGTAACCGTTGAGAAGTCGGCAATGGGATTTTCAGTCGGCGTAATCGCTGACAGTTCTGCGCCAACTGTAATACCTGTAGGCAGTGTACTTGTAAACTGGTTATCAAAATTCCCGGCATATAAAAATAAAAAAATGTACACGTCTCAATTTTCTTTTATTGAGGTTGTGCTGCCGAATGGAGCGAGAACCGTATTAAAACCGGAATTTTTGCCGGACGGCATTCCCTCTATAAAAGTAGTTGGTACGCTCATTCCCGCGCCGAATTTATATCTATACACAGAAAACTATTGTGGGGCGGAAGAAGATTTTTTGTTGAATTCAAACAATATCAGTGGTTTCCCTTGCTTTCCGGTTCAAAATAATACCTACCCACTACAGACCGCGCAGGCAGAAGCTACAAACATTCTTGTGCACTCTCAAAACAGATCGAATATTTTTTGGGACACAGTTGGAAACGTGGTTCAATCTGTTTTTACGGGAGACCCGCTGAACGTGCTTTCCACAGGAATAGACGCATACAAAAATGTGCGTTCTGAATTACAAAGCTCTGAAAGAGATAGACAGCGAATCGGACAGATGCAAACTAATGTTAGTCTTACGGGTGCAAGCGGTGGAGGACTTGCAACGTTCATTGCATCAAAAAAGCTGGAAATCCTATATAGATGGTGGACAGTAAAGCCAGAGTTTGCGGAAAAGATTGAACAGTTTTTTGATGTATACGGGTACAAGGTCAGTCGTTTTGGGGTTCCGAACTTAAATAGCAGACCGCGATACAATTATATTAAATGTAACAATGTAAATATCTATGGAAATATTCCGAATGAATTTTTACAGCCGTTACGCAATATGTTTATAAACGGCTTTACGCTGTGGCATGATAAAAACAACGTGGGAACATACGGAAACAATACAAAGTAAAAAGGAGGAAGAAACAATGGGAAGAACTGGGTTTTCAACCGACCCACTAGGATTGTGCGGTATCGGTTATGATGCAAAAATCGTCAGAAAATTTGATGAACGCGTGACGTTTGACCACTTTGTATGTCAGCTGTATTTATTAGCAATAAACCGATATACATGGACAGGATTGCCAGACACAGTAAGCGCACGAGCAATGGAACAGGCGTTGATTTTTAACGGTTCAGTTTGCTTTTTTAAAGATGATGTAATGGGGTATCTGTGTTTACCTTGTGCAAAAGCGGGCAGCTTTAATATCTACAATATACCGACAACACGCTATATCAATACCGCCAGCGGATACCATCACAAAGCAACCGAAAAAGACAGTGCTATTATTTTTAACGATCAGACGTTTAGACCGTTCATGTCAGAAATTTATTATTTCGCTAAGAAGTTTACCATGATTGAAAAAGCGAAAGACGTGAATACTCGCTTACAGATGAAACCGAAAGGCATCTTTGTAAATAAGGATAATGTAAACAGCGCAAAACATGCTATCAATGAAGCAGAGGACGGGAAACCGTTTGTTTTGGTGGACGATACAGATGGTTTTTCTGCAGACACCAAAGGCGTACTTGATTTTTCTGTTCCGTGCATTCTGGAGCAGCTGGAAAAGGAAAAGAATTGCATCTGGAGCGAATACCTTACACGTCTAGGGTATAACAATCTTAACATTTACAAAAAAGAACGTCTGGTAGAGTCCGAAGCAGAAGCAAACGAAGAACACATTCTTGCACTTCGGGACGGCGGGCTGTTTATGCGCAGAGAAGCACTTAAAAAAATTAAAAGACTTTTTCCAGATTTATCTGGAATTAGTGTAGAGTTTAATCCTAATTGCAATCGTTTAAGTCTGGGAACACAGGAAATTGCCGGGATTGATAGCACGGATTCAAAGACCAGTCCTGAGATTATGCACGAACCGGAGGTGACTGTAAATGAGTAACCATACAACGACTTTGCGAAATATCATATACCACTATTCGCAGGACGTGAACCCGCTGCACCCTCAGGAAGAAAAAAGATACGCTTTTATCCGATTGGAAGATGAAATGAGCGTTATGGAAAGAATTGAAAAAGCGCGGTCTAAAATGTTGTATAACACAAACAATTTTTTCAATGAAGAATTCAGAAACGCCTTTTTCCAGCAGTTCTGTGTTGACAATATGATGCGGGAAATCGAATACGAAACACCGGAATATTTTATTCTGAAATTTAATCAGAATGTTTCTCGTTGGCTTCCTGTGTATAACAAACTCTATGAATCGAGTTTGTTGGAACTGGACAAATTAAAAAGCTACAGCAGAGAAAGTACAAGAAACGGAAACAGAAAAACAAACGCAAGAGGAAAAAGCACAAGCGAAAGCAACAACAAAAATATTTTCGATGATACACCGGAAAACCGATTGACAAACGCGGATTATGCAACTACAATTACAGTAGATAAGGGAAGTGGGAACGGAACGACATCTTCTAACGGAAAAGAGGTGTACTCAGAAAATTATAAAGAAAGTGGCTACAATGTTCCGCAAGCGGAATTGATATTGAAATATCGAGAAACGCTAATGGACGTTGTGGGACAATTTTCAGAAACAGTTTCCCATACTCTTTTCTTAAAAATCTATTAAAGGAGGTAAAAAAGAGGTGGATAAAAAGTTACCGGAAAAGCTATGCTTTAATAACGCCTATCTGACACTGCCGTCTGAATGGGATGCGTCAATCAGCCAGCTGGAAATGCTGCAGAAGATTGCATACAATATCAATCAAATCATCCAGTTTTTAACGGACTTAGAGACAAATTATCAGAACTACACAGACGCAAAAGTGGCGGAATTAAAAGCGGAGTTTTTAAAAACTCTCGATCAGACGGTAGAAACCTTGCACAGTTACATTGACACTCAGGACGCTTACTACTGGGCAGAACATACAAAAGACGTGAAACGGCTGGAAGCATTGATCGAAGAACTGCGGGCGTATGCTGATGATATTAAGCTGACACATGAAAAAGACGTTGCACAGTTGAACGGTAAAATTGATGAGACAAAAGCATACCTCGAGCAGTACACAGATTTTGCTGTTGAACGTCTGAAAGAGTGGGTCGAAGAGCAGCTGGAAAAGCTGCGACTGGAGATTGACGAAGTGAACGAAGATGGTTTTCGGATTTTTGACCCGACATCCGGATACCGGGACAGAGTGGGAAACACTGTTAATAATGTATACGATGTTCTGAGAGTGCGAGCTATCACTTGTGGGCAGTTCGATGCGTGGTTTCCGGCTTTTGACAAGGACTGTGAAGATTTTAAAGCGTTATATATCCGTGCTGGTGTGTTCGATGCAGAAAGCTATTGCAAAATGTATGGTATTTTTGATGCAAGTGTGAACAGCCCTGCAAGTGGGGACATACTTTCCCATGCGAGAGCGTTGGACGAAGTGATGCAGGTGGACGCAGAACTGCACTTGACCGCGCAGGAGTTTGATTCCGTTATGGCAGAGACTTGTCAGGCAATCAAAACAAAAAATAAGGATGCGTTGTGGTGGGATACGGAGAACGCGACTTTTTACGATACCTATAACGTGGAGAACGGTTTAGGGAATCGAACAGTCGGCAGAAGTGCACATGGTTTTGTTAAGGTAGGGACTGTGTCTATTCCAGCACCGGAAAAACCCTCCCATACTGCTTTTCCTTTTTATTGGAACGTATGGCGTGATTTTCATATCAATGTCACCAATGATAATAATGTGATCACGACAGAAGTTCTGGTAGAGACGAATAGTAACGTAAGTATTGATATTGACAGAAAACATTTCACATACGAAGACGGCTTGCCGTCTCGTGTGGGGTATATGTACATTTTTTCATTCGATACAGCCGATCAGTTCAATAGTTTTGCTTTCGTTTCAATTCTAGGGAAAATTATCAGCGAAAATGTTTTGTTAAAGGAATTACTTGTCTAATAAGAAAGGAGGAAATAAAAAATGTTTACACGTCATACCCGTTATTTTAATTTCGGAATGTACCAGAAAAAAGATGCTGTTGACATCATGAGAGACTGGAACGAAAACAACAAAAAGATTGATGCAGCCTTGCAATCATTAAAAGGCACAACCTCAGGCGTAAAAAACGAAATGACATCAGTCCAGACAGAGATCACAACAATGGCAGAAGAAAATGAAACATTAAAAAATACTATCACGTTATCGCAGGGTAAACTGTTAGCAGTGATGCCGTCTCTGAACGTTTTGAAACAGGTTGCCAGCGGAGCGGAAGCAAAAGCAGCGAAAGCGGTCACTGATATTGACAATTCAAAAGAATTGGTAACAGCAGCGCAGGAAGCGGTAAAAATTGCGAACGATGCAAACAGCGCGAACGCTGGAAAGATAACGACTTTACAGGAAAGGATTGCAGCTTTAGAGTCTGCATAAAAGGAGGGTAAAAGCATGAGTAGCACAAACAAAACAGCCAATTTTAAATTGTCCCAGTTTATCGGAACAGACAAGCCGACTTTTCTCGGGGATTATAACAACGACATGGAGATCATTGACGGTGCTTTATTTACTGCTAGCCAGACAGCAGAAGAAGCAGTGAACGATGTTGAAAAAGTAAAAGGTGCACAGGAAGAGCTGAAAGCGGTTCACGAGGACACCAAAAAACAGGTGGCGCAGCTGAAAGAAACGGCGGACGAAATGACCGGAGACGTAACGGCAGCGCAGGAAGCAGCGAACAGCGCGGAAGAGAAAGCGGGTGCTGCACAGACAGCAGCAACGGATGTTTTAAATGCTGCGAATACTGCCAGCGCGAACGCGACAAAAGCAAAGCAGACAGCGGATGGAAACAAAACGACTTTACAGGAACTCGAACAGAGAGTGACTGCGCTGGAAGAAAAGCCGAAATTACCGGAAGAAGTAACTTTTCGCATGAGTGGCGCAGCTGGAAACAATGAATCAGGCGGAACAGGTTGTATTTATAAAAAAATTGACGGAAACCTGACATTTAAATCGGCTAACGTCACACGGTGTCAAAACGGGGTATCCGTTGAGGGTGTAAGTGGTTTAGGTACTATTGCGAACGGAACAACAGCTACCTTTAATCTTGCGCAATTAACAGGCGACACTTTTAAATTATACCGTGGTGCAGGCGTTCCAACATATTCAAGTTTTGACATCGAATTAACGTATACTGTTAATCCTGCACAGTGATAAGTGGAAATCGGTGGATAACGCTAGCCGAAGCGTTAGAAAATGCCCGTGAGATATATAACTATCTTGCGGGCAGCACCATATCAGGCAGATGGACTTCCTACGCGGTGTGCGCCATGATGGGAAACATGTGGGTAGAATCGCATGTCAACCCGGGCATCTGGCAAAACCTTGACGCGGGCAACACTGATCTTGGTTTTGGTTTTGTGCAGTGGACGCCAGCGACAAAGCTTTTTAGCTGGATGGACGCAAACGGGTATGCGCACGACAGTTGGACAGGACAGCTAGAGAGGATTAAGTGGGAGGTTGCAAACAAGCAGCAGTGGAAAGCTACCTCTAAGTATCCTTACAGCTTTTATGAGTTTACGCAATGGCAAACAGGTGAGAGCGTGGAAGCTATGATAAAAATGCTTGCCGACATGTTCTTGCGAAATTACGAACGACCGAAAGACAAAAATCAGCCAATTCGCGGAGAAATGGGTTGGTATTTTTGGCAAAAACTCTATAACGGGGAGGACATCGAGCCGAAACCTGACCCTCCACCAGAACCACCTGAACCGCCAGACCCAGACCCGCCGATCGTGTCGGAAGCACCGGAATATTTGTTCAAAGTGCAGGACATGTTTTTGCCGTCAAACGGGGACAGGTTGATAAATCCAATTTTCTTTAACAAAACACCAAAACAACTTGACGGAGTTTTCTTGCGGGTGAATGGCTACACGTATATAAAATTATCGGAAAGTGTGTATAAATTAGTACAAGGAGGAAGTTAAAATGGTTGAGCCTTATATCGCAATTACAGTTATTTGTTATGGTATTTCGGAAGTTGTCAAAAATGCAAAGGTGGTGCGTGATGAACATATCCCGCTAGTATCTGTATTCATTGGAATTTTTTGTTCTATTATTTCGCTTGTGTACGGTTTCGACATCGGCGGAGGAAATGCGCTTGAGATATTCGCTATTGGTATTTCAAGCGGTTTGGCTGCTATTGGGCTCAATCAGATTCCGAAGCAGATTAAAAGGGCGGTGGAAAAATGATAGAATCTATTATTACTGCTACATGCAGTTTGGCATCCGCGTTGCTGGTAGCTGTGATGAATAATTCGTTAATTAAGTATCGGTTGGACGCTTTAGAAAAGCGAATGGATAAGCATGCAAGCATGGACGATCGACTTATCAGAATCGAAACAGAAGTGAGTGGATTATCTCAGCGGGTGAAAGAAATCGAAAGGAGAACGGAACATGGGTAAAATAATTGATGTGTCAAAGTGGAATTATCCGGTAGACTGGGATGCCGTAGTTAAAGCGGGCGTCACTGGTGTTATTGTTCGCGCAGGCAGCGGAGTGACAGAAGATGACCGGATGAAATACTTTACGAATGAGGTTATAAAGCGCGGGCTTGACCTTGGGTTTTACTGGTTTGTGTATATCCATTCTGGCAGAACGATTGCTGCGAATTGTATCAAGTTTGAACAGACAATCAGACCGTACAAAGATAAGATTGACCTGGGTGTGTGGTGCGACTTCGAATATGATACCGAAGAAAAGTTGTCGAGATATGATACTAATACCTTGACACGCCTTTCCAGAAGTACGCTGATTGCTAACTTCTGTCAGACGATGAACTTTTACGGGTATAAGTGCGGTTACTATGCAAACAGGGATTATTTATTGAATCACTTGTCACATAGCAAGCTGAAAGATTTTCCCTTGTGGTATGCAAGATATACCTCAAAAGAGGACGAGTATACTAAAAGTGCTACGTTATGGCAGTACACAAACAGCGGTAAGATCGGCGGTAAAAATTTCGATATGTCAAAAAGAGTGAATACAGATAGCTTATATCCCGGAATTGGTTTAGTTGCTGCGTTAAACGCGATTGGTATTCCCAGCAGTTTTGAGCACCGGAAAGAGATCGCAAGGGCGAACGGGATTGATGGGTATACCGGGACGGCAGAACAGAATACAGAATTGATGGTGCTGCTGGCGAAAGGAAAGTTAAAACACGAATAATAAATAAGGAGCGGAAACCCGCTCCTTATTCAAAATGTGGTATAAAGCTATCTGTCCCGGCATCATTAACGCAATTGTCAAGTTTATCCATAACCACCCATATTTCAGAGTTTATGCGGTCTAATGCTTGTTCGTACTTGAGTTCACGTTCATCATTTATATAACTGGGTTCCCATGCAAGCAATGTCGCGTATTTTGCTTGTAACGCTTTAAGCTGCGCCAGACGATTTACAAGTCTATCATATTCTTTTTGTTTCATTTCATTGACCTCCTTTCCTTTCTGTAATTATATAATAGCACACTCGCATAGAAATTTCAAGCGTATTTTTTAAAATATTTTATACGCGTTCACTATTTTTAGTTCGTCGTGTAAAGTGAATGGGGAAATGTTCTAAAT